GATGAAGAAATACTATCCGATTTTTTAGATTCATACCCTAAGGGACAGGATATTAGTAAAAGTGAATATGATAAATTTACTGAAAAACATTTTGGTCTAGCTGACCCTGAAGATCACCGAGGTAAAAATTGGAAATATATTATGTCTGAAGGACGCTTATTAAAAGAAGAATTAACTCCCCTTCAACAGTATGTTTACAACTTCGAAAAAGAAGTTAGTGGTGAAGATAATGCAAAAGAGTTTTTAGATGGTATTAAAAAATTAAATACTCCTAAAGATGTTTATGATTATTATGCTTTTGAAAGAAATTGGGAAGGTGATAGTGATCTAGAAGGAGATTTAGAAAATATTTACAATCAAGTATTAGATAAATTTAAAAGTAAAAATTAAAACAAAATGGATAACTTTGATTTAAGAAAATATTTAGCTGAAGGTCGCTTATTAAAAGAAGAATTAACTTTTTCTTTTGACGAATATAGCTATGAAATCGATGATGCTGCTTATCAAGCAGAAGTAGAAGCAGGTATTAAAGCTCAATTACCAAACATTTCAGATAAAGTTCTACAAGCTATTATAGATAGTTCTGTAGAATACTACTATGATCAAAGAGAAGAAGATGTACCTTCTAGCAATATCGTAGATATGGCAGTTGATTATTACAACGATGAAATGACTGGAGACAGTAAACCATCTGCTCCAAGACAAAAATATGATTTATCTGGTGTTGATTTAAGTGGATTAGATAAAGGTCAAAAAGCAGCTTTTGATGTATTTGTAGATGTTTACCTTAAACCTTATGGTGAAGATGAAACACAAGAAGAACTAGAGCGTTATGTTAGACAATTTGGAAAAGTAGAAGATGCGTACGATATCGATTCTATCATCCCAAACTCATTTCAGTACGATAGTGATGAAAGAGAAGCTATGCAATCTAAAGTAAGAAACGCTTATTTATTTGCTTTTCAACCTATAAATTAAAAATAAAAAACATATAGACTGATTCATAGCCAGTCGATTTAATTAAAAAATATTATGGAGCTGTGGCCCATCCTTTGGATGGGTCACTTTTAGTTTGTATATTAACGTGTTAAAATAAAGGACAAATATGAGTAAAAAACTTACCTCAAAAGAAATGATAGAAATGGAACAAAGAGGATTTAGAATACCTCTCCCAGTTTGGTTATATAATTTAAAAAAAGAGGATAAAATAGATTTTACTGAAGACAGAGTAAAAGATATGCTAAAATTTGCTGTTGAAAGAGAGTATTATGAAAAAGCAGCTATATTGAGAGATTTTTTAAAAAACAAAAATAAAAGTATAGATGAGTAAAAACGTAGTAATGATTGGAGCAGGTGTAGCAAATGTAAATGCTGCTACTAAGCTAGTTGACAATGGATTTAAAGGTAAAATCACTATTATTGATATGGGTAAAGATCCATATTTAAGACCTTATGAAGAAGTAATGACGGGCTTTTTAGGAGCAGGAGGTTGGTCTGATGGTAAATTAACTTACCATACTTCAATTGGAGGACAATTATCTAAATATTGTGGTGAAGAAAAGGCAATGGAATTATTTGATCAGGTGATAGATAATTTTAAACGTTTCCACCCTAAACCAGAAGAAGTACAATGTTCAAATCCAGTTGCAGAACCTGATTTTATTAAACCATATTTTGGATTACGTTTATTCCCTGTATGGCACGTTGGTACAGATTACTTACATGAAATAGGTAAAAATTGGTATGACTATTTAGTTGATAATGGTGTTGAGTTTGTATGGGAAACTAAAGTAACTGATATTGATTTTGATAATCAAGAAGTACATATTGGGTTAGGAGATGATTGGATAGATTATGATGAACTTATTTTTGGTGTAGGTAAATCAGGTATTGACTTTGGTAAACAATTAGCTGAAAAATACGATTTACCAACTGAACCAAAACCAGTACAAATAGGTGTTAGATTTGAAGCACCACAAAAACACTTCCAAAAATTAATTGATATCTCATATGATTTTAAATTGTATAGAAAATATGAAGATAAAGGTGTATCATTAAGATCATTTTGTACAAATAATAATGCCGCTTATGTTGCTGTAGAAGAAACATATGGAGACCATAGTTACAATGGACATGCCAAAAAAGATGAAGCATTTAGAAATGATATGACCAATTTTGGTATTCTAATGGAAGTTAGAGGTATTGAAAAACCATTTGAATGGTCTAGAGATGTAGTAAATAAACTACAAAAAGATGGTACTGGTTTATATTATAGTCCAAGTAGAGAACCATCTACAACATCTGAAGGTGTAGAAGTATCAGCAGTTAAAGTAGATACACTACATGAAATAACTAAAGCAATGCAACCTTATTTTTGGTATGTATTGGATTTTATAGAGGATATGAAAAAAGTATTCCCAACACTTGAAGATGATTGGGGTATTTATGTTCCTGAAGTAAAATATCTATCACCTGAGCCACTTGTCGATTATACTAATTTAGCACTCACTAAGTATCCTAACGTACACTTTGTAGGCGATGCTTTATCAGCTAGAGGTATAACGGTAAGTGGTGCACAAGGTACTTATGTTGCTGAATCACTTTTGGAGAATTAAAATATTTTTCGTATATTTACATTAAATAAAAACATTATTATGAGCATAGAAACAGGACAAACATTTCCAAAATCAAGAAGATTAACAAAACCAGATGGTACAATTGCTTATACCTGGGATGGTAAATTACACAATTGGGATGGTCCCGCTTTAATACCTGAAGGTAACGAGAAAAAAGCAGAATATTATCTTTATGGTTATCAAAAAACAGAAGAAGATTGGAAGGAAATGAGACGTCAAAGAGAAGGTATTCCATTCTATAAAAATCAATCAATGAAATCACAATTGTCAGATTATAGAAATTAAGATATGAAAATAGGTTTATGTGGTACAATGAGTGTAGGTAAAACTACATTAGTTAATGCTTTAAAAGAAACAAAACAATTTAAAGATTATATGTTTAGAACAGAGCGTTCTAAATTTTTAATGGAGCAGGGTATTCCACTTAATACTGATTCTACATTAAAAGGTCAAACAGTATTTTTAGCAGAACGTTGTTCTGAGCTATTTCAGGATAATATTATTACGGATAGAACTGTAATAGATGTTATGGCTTTTACTTTAAATGCTAAATCAATTGGTCAAAATGAAAAAGAAAAATTTGAAAAGTACGCTAAAGACTTTATCTCGGAATATGATTATATTTTTTATATTTCTCCTTATGGTATTCCTGTTGAGGACAATGGTGTAAGAGAAACAGATGAACATTATAGAGATTTAATTGATTTTACAATCACAACTCTCATTAAAAGATATGGTCATAGATGTCCAGTAGTAGAAGAAATATCTGGATCTACAGATGAACGAATTAAACAAATATTAAATATTACTGGCCTTTAATATATTTATAATAAAATCTAATTATATTATATAATGAAAAAATCTGAATTAACAGCCTTTATTAAAGAAGAAATTTTATCTACATTAAGTGAAGATGCTCAAACCCAACAAGATATTAAAGATACAGAAGAGTTAACTAAAGCAATGGCTAATTTAGCTAAAGCAAAAGAAGAAGCAGGTTTAACAGAAGAAGAAGATAAAGAACCAACTAAAGCAGATTTAAAAGCAACTAAAGGTTTAGCTAAAGCAAAGGAAGAACTTGCTCAATTAACTAAACAAATGAAATCTTTGGCTCGCGATTATAAAAAAGCTGAAGGGGCTGAAAAAGAAAAAATTGTAGCTGATCTTAAGAAAAAGACAAAACTCAAAAAAGAGTTAGAAGCTATCATAGATAAATAAAATAATGTGGTTAAAAAAGAATCTTAACCTTTTAGTTATAATAGGAGCTTGTATCATAGTTTTTACATTTTTTAATAAAAAAGAAGACTATGTAGAAGAATATAATGCTAAAATTCAAGCATTAGAAAAAAAAGTCGATTCGTTACACAGTGAAAATGACGAATTGACTTTTAAAATCGATACATTAAACCAACAAATTGGGGTATTAGATCAAGAACTTGATCTTAAAGATAATAAAATAAACAATTTAAGGTATGAAATTAGCACTAAAGTGGACGCTGTTGATAATTTTAACAATGATGAGCTTCAACAGTTTTTCACAGAACGTTACAGACAGTACTTCGATTCAATTAAAAAAGCCAATAGCGAAATTAGTAATTAAAGATTTAATTACAGGTGATGGAGCTAAAGAAGAATTGATATTAGTTGTAGATAAAATCAAACTTTTAGAACAAAAAGTAGTTTTAAAAGATAGTATTATCGTTAATTTAAATTCTAAAATAGATAATTTTAATTCTATTCTTTTTACTAAAACTGACCAGTTAGCACTATCCCAAGAGCTTTCAAAAAAATTACAAGTTGATTTAAAAAAGCAAAAATTTAAAAATAAACTAACTGCTGGAGCAGGGGTTGTAGCTGTAATTGCAACAATCCTTTTAGTAAAATAATATATGTCTGATTTAAAAAAAGTAATACGTCAAGAATATTTAAAATGTGCCCAAGATCCGGTACATTTTATGCGTAAATACTGTTATATACAGCACCCACAACGTGGTCGCATACAATTTAATCTATACCCCTTTCAAGAAAAAGTACTCAAGTTATTTAGAGATAATCCATATAGTATTGTACTAAAATCAAGACAGTTAGGTATATCTACTTTAGGAGCAGGTTATTCTTTATGGTTAATGTTATTTCATAAAGACAAAAATATTCTATGTATTGCTACAAAACAGGAAACTGCTAAAAACATGGTTACAAAGGTAAAATTCATGTATGAGAATTTACCTTCTTGGCTTAAAGTAGATGCTGATGAAAATAATAAATTAACATTAAGATTAAATAATGGGTCCCAAATTAAAGCTACCTCAGCAAGTTCAGATGCTGGTAGATCCGAAGCAGTATCTTTACTATTAATTGATGAGGCAGCATTCATTGATAATATTGGTGAGATATGGGCATCAGCTCAACAAACATTAGCAACTGGTGGTGGGTGTATAGCATTATCCACTCCTTATGGTACAGGTAACTGGTTTCATCAAACATGGGCAAGAGCAGAAGCAGCAGAAAATGAATTTTTACCTATTAAATTGCCATGGTATGTTCACCCAGAACGAGACCAAGCATGGAGAGATAGACAAGATGAATTATTAGGAGATCCTAGAATGGCAGCTCAAGAATGTGATTGTGATTTTTCAACTTCTGGTGATATTGTATTTTATCCTGAATATATAGAATATTACGAAAAAACTTATATAAAAGATCCCATGGAAAAACGGGGTGCAGATCAAAATTTATGGGTTTGGGAATCACCTGATTATTCAAGAGATTATATTGTAGTAGCTGATGTATCTAGAGGTGATGGAAAAGATTATTCAGCATGTCATGTAATTGATGTAGAAAATAATGTACAAGTTGCAGAATATAAAGGACAATTAGGAACAAAAGAATATGGTCATTTATTAGTTGGTTTAGCTACGGAGTATAATGAAGCAATGTTAGTAATAGAAAATGCAAATATTGGTTGGGCAACTATACAAGTAGCAATTGATAGAGCATACCCTAACCTCTACTATTCACAAAGGAGTGATTCCCGTAATGCTGATTCGTATTTTGACAAATACCAAGACCATTCAAAAATGGTAGCTGGTTTTACTATGTCATCTAGAACTAGACCTATGGTAATAGGTAAATTTCAAGAATATATTAGTGATAAAGGAGTAACAATTCAATCTAAAAGGTTGATAGAGGAAATGAAAGTATTTATTTGGCGTAACGGAAGAGCAGAAGCACAATCAGGATATAACGATGATTTAGTTATGTCTTTTGGTATTGCTATGTATATTAGAGATACGGCTTTAAAACTAAGACAACGAGGTTTAGATGCAACCCGAAATGCATTAGGTAATATAAAAGTAAATAGAACTACTTATCAAGGTGGCTATTTTTCTAGTGGAGTTGATAATCCTTACCATATAGACACAAACCATGGTAAAGAAGATATTAGTTGGCTCCTATAATAATATTTATAACAATAACTATATACAATGGCAGATAAAGGCTTATTTAGTAGATTACAAAGATTATTTTCAACTGACGTTATTATTCGTAACGCAGGGGGGAACCAAGTAAAAGTAATTGATAGTAACACAATTCAAACTAGTGGTGAACTACAAACAAATTCATTAATAGATAGATATAATAGAATATTTTCTACTAGTCCTTCTTCCTTATACGGATCCCAATTTAATGTAAACTATCAATACCTTAGACCCC